CGCGACACCCCCCGACGCCCCACGAAGGGACCGGGCGCCCGCGCAGAAGCCGCGCGCCTCCTGGCGGAGGGGTACACGGTTTCCGAGGTGGCGCGGCGCCTCGGGGTCTCCCGCCAGACGGTGAGCGGGTGGGCCAACCACACGGCGGCGGAGGCCGTGGCCACGGAGAAGGCGAAGCGCGCGCAGGGCTTCGAGGACGCCACGAAGCTCTCGCGCGAGAAGCTCCGCGAGAACCTCCTGGCGGTCACCGAGGAGCTGGTGAAGCTCGCGAAAGACCCGGACCCCGCGGTGAAGCTCCGCGCCATCACGGCCATCATGGACCGCGGGGGCCTCCCGCGCGTGGAGGTGGTGCAGAACGAGGCCGCGCCGTTGGACCTCTCGGACCTCACCGCCGAGGAGCTGGACACCTTCGAGGCGCTGTTGGCCCGGGTGAAGGGCGGTGCATCGTGACGGCCCTCGCCGCGGCAATGCAGCGTTCCATCACGGAAGCGCAGTTGCGCATCAAGCCGTGCGCCACGCCGCGCACCCGCACGGAGTACCGCGGGCGCGCTCGGTGGTGGGAGCTCGAAGCCCGCCGTGGGTACGGCTCCTCGCAGGCGTCGCTTCGGTACGCACGAAACCTCCGTTGGGCCGCGGAGCTCACCGAGAGCTACGGCAACGGCACGTTCGCAGAGCTTCTCGCGCGCAGCGGCTTCGACAACCCCGAGCGAAAGAGCGCGCCGTGAACCTGAACGAACACCTGAACTCGCTCCGAATCTTCGGGGCCTCCGGTCTCAACCCCGCATTCCACGGCACCCGATACGAAGGAACGAAGCAATGAGCCACTGGCAGACACCGCCCGCCCTCGACCCGCGCCCCGTGCCCGCCGCCTCGAAGGGCCTGCGCGCCCCTGGCCACACCGGGACCCCCGGGGACTGCACCGCCCCGGCGTGCGTCGAAGCCCGCCGCGCCGCGCAGGAAGAGACCCGCCAGCGCCGCGCGCAGGGTGGGGCGGAGGGTTCTGCGCGCGCCCTCGCCCGGGAGCCCGTCCTCCTCCCGGTGGTGAGCGAGCCCGAACCGACGCCCGCGCCGGTGGCGCTCGCGCTCCCCGCGCCAGAGCTCGAACTCCGCCCCCTCACCGTGCGGGAGTTCATCCTCCTGGCGGCGGCGGACGTGGCCGGGGGTGACACCGCGCGTGACATCCCGCTCGGGGCCCTCGTGGTGCGCGCGTGGGAGCTTTCGGCGGACCGCTTCGGGCTCCCAGGCCACGAGGCCCACCACCCCCACAGCAACCGCGTCCTGGCGAAGCTGGCGGGGACCGATGGGGTGTGCGGCCTCGGGTGGATCCGCGCTTCCGCGCCCAACACATGGAGGCTCACCACGAAGGGGCGGCGGCGCGCGCGAGATCTCCGCGCCCTGGCGGTGCTCCTCGAAGCGAGGGCCGCGGCGTGAGTGACCTCGCTGTGCGCGGCGTCCTCCTGGCGCTCCTCGTGGTCCTCGGTGTCCTCGTGTGGGCGGGTGACCCGTGAGCGCCGCGCGGATCATCTTGGTGGTGACAGGCTCGCGCGCCTTCGATGCGGGCGACCGCGCGAAGGCGTGGGCGCGCGCGGCGATGCTCGGGGCCTTCTCCACCAGCTCACCCCACGTCGTGGTGCACGGTGCCGCGGACGGGTGGGATTCGTACGCGGAGCACCTGGCGCTGTGGTTGGGACTCCCGCGCATCATCTTCGCCCTCGGGCCGCGGGGGACCACCTCGGAGCCGCGCCTCCACCTCCCCGGCGGTGCCGTGCGCGCGGTGAAGAAAGGGGAGCGGTACAGGTACGAGGGGCCGCTCCCTCGCAACGAAGCCATGATGCGGTGGGCGGCGGACCAGCGGGCGGACGGCCACATCGTGAGCGTCGTGTCCGCGCGCGCCCCCTGGTCTGCGACGGGTGGCACCCTCGACGCGGTCAAGCACGCGCGCGCCTTCGAACTGCCTACGTGGGAGCTCGAAGTGCCATCCGACGTGTGGCCCGAGGGGAGCGACGACGGCACATGAGGGCCTCCTCCTCCCCCTCGCAGACGGTGAGGCTCCTCGTGGGCGCCGTGGTCGCGCTCGCGGCCTTGTGCGGCGGGCTCGTGGTGGCCCTCGTGGTGTGCGCTTCGAGGTGCCCATGAGCGCCGCGGTGTCCCTCGACCGCGCGCGCGCCGCCCTCGACCGCGAGCGCGTGGCGCGCGGCGGGTTCCGCGAGTTCATCAAGCGCGCGTGGCCCCAGGTGGAGAGCGCGCCGCTTCGGTGGGGGTGGCACATGGACGCCATCGCGGAGCACCTCGAAGCCGCGCACCGTCGCGAGGTTCGCGACCTGGTCATCAACGTCCCCCCGGGCACATCGAAGACCCTCCTCGCGTCGGTGCTGTTCCCGGCGTGGGTGTGGACCCTCGACGCGGAACACCGGTTCATCACCGCGTCCTTCTCGGAGCGCGTCATCCTCCACAACGCGCGGCGCGCGCGCACCCTCGTGGAGTCCCCATGGTGGGCCGCTCGGTGGCCGGGCGTGACCTTCCCGCGCGGCCCCACCGCCTCGAAGGCCGTGGACTTCTACGCCAACACCGCGGGCGGGTGGCGCTACTCGGTGACGGTGCGCGGCGCCGTGCTCGGGATGCACGGTGACACCCACGTGGGGGACGACCCGATTGACCCCCAGGGCGCGGCGATGGCCTCGGGCCTCGAGCTCGAGGCGGTCCTCCGGTGGCACCACGAGACGATGAGCACGCGCTTTCGGGACCAGCTCCGCTCCGTCCGCGTGCTGGTGATGCAGAGGCTTCACGAGCGGGACCTCTCCGCGGAGATGGAGCGCCACGGCGCAACGGTGCTGTGCCTCCCGATGCGCCACGAGCGGCACCACCCGCGCCGCTACGCCCTCGACCCGCGCACCACCGAGGGGGAGCTCCTCGTACCCGAGCGATACCCCGAGGCCGTGGTGGCGAAGATGGAGGCCAGCCTCGGGCCGTACGGGACCGCGTCGCAGCTCCAACAGCGCCCCGCGCCGGCGGGCGGCGGCATCTTCCGCGTGGAGTGGCTTCGCCATTACTGGACGGAGCTCCCCAAGGACATCGCCCTCGAGCTCTCGGTGGACTGCACCTTCAAGGGCGCGGCCACCTCGGACTTCGTGGCCCTCCAGGTGTGGGGCCGCTCGGGTGCGAACTTCTACCTGGTGGACCGGGTGTGCCGTCGCCTCGACCTCCCGCAGACCTGCGAGGCCATCGTGGCGCTGTGCGCGAAGTGGCCGCGCCTCGGTGCGAAGCTGGTGGAGGACAAGGCCAACGGGCCCGCGGTGGTGCAGACGCTCCGTGCGAAGGTGCCCGGCCTTCTCCTCCTGAACCCCGAAGGCGGGAAGGAGTCGCGCGCGCACGGCGCGGCGCCGTACTTCGCCGCGGGCAACGTCCTCCTTCCCCACCCCGAGCGCGCCACGTACCCCGACGGCTCGCGCGGCGCGGTGTGGGTGCGCGGTGGCGTGGCGGACCTCTCGCGCGACGCCGCGGAGGGGAGCTACGAACACGCGTTGGTGGGCTTCCCGGCGGCGCGCCACGACGATGACGTGGACGCCACGACGCAATGGATCAACCACGCCGCGCCCTCCTACAGCGCGCGGCTTCGCGCGGCCATGGCCGCACAGACAGGAACGAACCAATGAGCTTCTGGAACCGCGCCGCAACGGCGCTCGTTCGCCGCGCCAACGGGTGGGCCAACCTCTACACCGGGATGGGCGCAGACCCCAACGACGTGGGCGGGAACCGCACCTCCTACAGCTTCAACCCGGCCGCCCGCCTCGGGCCCGCGATGCTGGACACCCTCTACCACGAGGACTCCTTCGCGGCGCGCATCTGCGAGGCGGTCCCGAAGCACGCGCTCCGCCGTGGCTTCACCGTGAAGGTGCCCAACGACCCGGCCGCGCAGACGGCCATCAACACCGCGCTCGAAGACCTCGGGGTGGCCGCGCGCTTCCTCGAAGCGTGGACGTGGGCGCGCGTGGAGGGCGGCGGCGCGGTGCTCCTCGGGGCCGACGATGGCCAGCCGGTGGAGTCGGAGCTCTCCCTCGATTCGCTGCGCGGCGTGCGGTGGCTCGCGTCGCTCACCACGCGCGAGCTCTGGACGGAGTCGTGGGAGCTGGACCCCGAGAAGGCCCGCTTCGGTGAGCCCGAGGTGTACCGCCTCCAGCGCACCGGCGGCGGCGGAGGGAGCGACTCGCGCGCCGTGCATCGCTCGCGGGTGATCCGCTTCGAGGGCCTCCCCACCACGAGGCAGCGGCGCAACCAGCTCCGCGGGTGGGGGGAGTCGGTCCTCCAGCGCGCTTACCCCAACCTCCAGGAGTGGAACGGGGCGCACGTCGCGGTGGGCGCCCTCCTCCAAGACGCCTCACAGGGCGTGCTCAAGTTCAAGGACCTCATGGCGCTCATGGCCTCGGACCCCACGGGCCTCATCAAGCGCCGCCTCGAGATCATGGACCTCGGGCGGAGCGCGATGCGCTCCATCATCCTCGACAGCGACGGGGAGAGCTTCGAGCGCACCGAGGTGGGCGCCCTCTCGGGCCTCCCTCAGATCCTCGACCGCTTCGCCCTCCGCCTCTCGGGCGCGTGCGAGATCCCCGTAAGCATCCTCCTCGGACAGGCCCCCGCGGGCATGGACGCGACGGGCGAGGCGGACATGGAGGCGTGGCGGGACGCGGTGAGCGCGGAGCGCACCAAGGTCCTCCTCCCGGCCCTCACGCACCTCACCCGCCTCGTGTTCCGCTCGAAGGACGGCCCCACGAAGGGCGTGGAGCCCGAGGGGTGGACGATCGAACTTCCGCCGCTCCGCGAGCCCTCCGAGGGGGAGAAGTCGGACACGCGGCTCAAGACCGCACAGGCCGACGACATCTACCTTCGCAACGGCGTGGTGACGCCCGAGGAGGTGGCGAAGTCTCGCTTCACGGCGGAGGGGTGGAGCGGGGAGACCACCGTGGACCTGGCGGCGCGCGCGTCGCTCGAGGAGCCCCCCGCGAACGACAACCCGACGCCCACCCCCGAGGTGGACCCGTCGCTCCCGGCCGACAACGACGCAGCGCCCGCTGGCGCGAAGGCGGTGCAGTGATGGACGAAGAGGCACTCGCTCAACGGATGTTCGCAGCCTACAACGCGGCAGCGGGAGGGCTCACATGGGACGGGAAGCCCATTCCCCCGTGGGAGAGCACCGGCCCGAAGGTGCAGGCCAACTGGCGCGCGGCGGCGCGCGAAGCCATCGCCTCGGTGGGGCGCGCCGAGCGGGACCGCTGCGCGCGGCTCTGCGATGCCATCGCGGGACGACACGGCGGGGATGCGTCGTCGGGCGCGGCGTGGTGCGCCGCGGAGATTCGTCGGCCCGACGCGCCGCGGCTCGCGGAAGGACCGAACCGATGAACACCGCCGATCCTCTGCGCGCGGGCCTCGGGTTCGCATTCGAGGTGCTCTCCGTCGTGGCGGGCATCATCGCCCTGGGGTACGCGAACCACCAGGGGTGGCTCCCGTGGTGACAACGGGGGCGCGCACGCCACCAGGGCCTCGTGGCCGACGCCGCGCGCGCTCGCGCCCGCTCGGACCTTCGGGCCTTCGTCCTCCTCCTCCCTTCGCCGCGGAGCTCACCTATCGCCGCGCGCTCCTCGCGTGGGATGCGCGCACCACCGAGGACCTCCACGAGATGCTCCGCGCGGAGGGTCTCCTCCCCGAGCGCACCAACGCGGCGGCGGACGGCGCGGCCGGCGGCGCTCCGGTGCTCACCGAGGCGGACACCGCGCGGGCCCGCGCGCGCCTCGCGGATATCCTGCGCGGCTTCCTCCTCGCCTCGGGCGCGACGCTCAAGGTGCTGGACGTGGTGAGCGCGCGCGTGGCCGCTCACTCGGAGGCCGCGTGGAAGGCACAGTTGAAGGAGCTCGGGGTGTCCATCGCGGACGTGCGCGCGCCGAACCTCCTCCACCTCCGCGAGCTCTGGCGCCATCACAACCTGTCGCTCATTCACAAGCTGGCGGAGGAGAAGGTGGCGCGCGTGCGCACCGTCCTCGAGGAGTCGCCGGGCTCGCGCGTGGAGGACCTCGCGACGCGCATTCAGTCGGAGACCAGCACCACGAGGAGCCACGCGGAGCTCCTCGCGCGGGACCAGACGTTGAAGCTCAATGGCGAGATCGCACAGGCCCGGCACAAGGCCGCGGGTGTGACGGAATATGTCTGGCGCACGTCGCGCGATGAGCGCGTGAGATCGCGCCACAAGGCCCTCGAAGGCACGCGGCACGCGTACTCCGAGCCCCCCGTGGTGGACGAACGAACGCAGCGCCGCGCGCACCCCGGCGGGGACTACTCGTGTCGCTGTACCGCGGACCC